TTTCGCAAAGTAAGTCAACTGCAGTTCGAACATCACGCCAAACATTATAAGGTGCAATAAAATCGACTTTAATTGATTTACAAAGACTATCAATACACATTTGGTCTAGAGAACCACGAGCCCAAAAGGTTTGGTCTTTCTCTGGAAATTGTGCGATATATTCTTTTATTTTATTGATTCCATCTGAGATTGTCAAATCATCTTTGAGTCGAGCAAGAGAAATCTTGCGGACATATTCGTGTTGTTGTGACCACCATTCAACTGTGCCTTTGTCAACTGAACGACCAAGATCAACCTGCTCTTGTGCATTGAACTTAACAAATAATGCTCTGTTCAGCAATTCATTGTAGGTTACTTTTTCACCAATTTCAAAATGAATGATGGACGCAGATAAGACAACGGCAGTTGACTCAGCGTCCAGTGTTTCAATATCGAACATAAACATAATAAAAACTCCTCAGGTATTCATATATTATACCTGATTATTGAATAAATGTCAAGGACTTTTTCAGTCCTTGCAAGGATTATACAGGGGCGATAATGCTTTGGGCTGGGGGAACTATAATCCCTGCTCCAAAGATTCGGTTGTATTCGTTTACAAGATCTTTGGAAGGAATGCAAGAAGATCCAATGGCAGACTTATAGATGTCTACATTACCATCAGCATAGGGCATATATGGAGCGATTGCGACTCCAACACCACCAGATTTTGGATCTCTTTGAAGGACGATCTGGGCTGGTTCTTTAATCTCAAAATGGTCGCCGAATGCAATAAAAACTTGACCAATAATTTCTTCACCATTAATCATTTTAAAAACTTTAATATCATTACTCATTATAACTCTTCCTGTTCAACTAAAAAATCTACAAAAGATGCAGCGAGATCTGCATTGTCAAATTGTTTCACTACTGTAGAGAAGGTATAAACATTATAACCAACAATCAATATAGAGTGATCTTTAAAGATTGAGATCTTTAATACCCAATCTCTTCTTCGGATGGGTACATAAGTTACCATGTTTGGAAATACGCTTGCTCTTTTCTTCATACTTCTATTTATGAAGCAGAAGAAGTAGGGAGCCGAAGCTCCCTTGTTATTACTTCTGTGGGTTTGGCGGAATCTTTCCATTTACCCAATCCCAATCATCATCAGTCATAGGGATCCAGTTACACATTATAGACCCCTCGCTTGACCATCGTAGTATCTACGAGTCCAGTGTTCAACATCAGATGATGTCTGAGGATTTTTACTTACAATGTAATCTTCTAAAGGCGAAGATTGTTTAAACAAAAAAGAAAAGAATTTTAAGAGTGCCATTTTGTATGCTCCTCTGCTTGCATTCTTTTTGCTTCTTGTATGCAACTCACAACTTCCATAACAAATCCCTTAATGGATTTTAGAATGTTAGTCATGTTATTCTGCCTCAGTCAAGAACTCTTTTTTACCAGTTGTCTTTACTGGAACTTTCTTTGGTTTCTTTTCCTCAGGGATAAGACGCTCCAGAGCAATCTTAAGCATACCATTGAATAGTTCTGCGTTCTTTACTTCAATGTGATCATCGATAGCGAACGCACGAGTAAACGCACGAGTTGCGATACCCTTAAACAAATAGTCATAAGACTCATCTGTTTCAGCTTCAACATTTCCTTTAACAATTAACTTACCACCATCAATAGTGATGTCGATCTCAGACTCACCGAAACCAGCTACTGCGATTTCAATTGTGTATGAGTTCTCATCATTCTTGCGAATGTTATATGGTGGATAGTTGGGAATGTTTTTAGTTAGATCAGCATGCATTGCCTGCAGCTGTTTTGCTGTATCATCAAAACCGACAAAGAATTTGTCGAAGTCCTTGAATCCTGGACCAAATAATGCAAATTGGTTGTTGTTACCCATGTTATATCTCCTATTAAGCGAGTTAAAATAAAATTCACTACCCCAAATGGGCATAGTGTTTTGCTGGTTACTGGATCCAGCGGTATCGTAATGTCATACCAGCTTTAGAACACTTCGTACTTAGCGGTCCTAAGGTGAAGACTTTATGCTGCTGGGGCAGCTGGTGCCTCAGGAGTAGCTGGCGCTTGAGCAGCTTGTTGAGCCTGCACAATTGCGTCTACCTGTGGATCACCTTGTTGTTTAATTTTGTTGATTACAGTAACAACTTCTTCGAAAGGGTGCTTACCCAATACACGAAGAACCATGTTTACTTCGTCAATTGTCAATTCAAGTTTAATGATAGAATCATTCATTTCAATTCACTCCAAGTTTAAAATTATTTAGTTACGGTAACCTTTTTACCGATATTATATTTAGGGACTAATTCCCACTGGTCTTTCTCTTTATATGCCACAACCTTAATCTGCGACAGAGAAACTTTTGGTTCTGCTTTCGTAGGATGTACGATAGAAAGCAAACCCCAATCTTGCAATAATCCAGCAACAGTATTTCTGCGCTCTACATCGTTGGAAGTAATGTTCGATTCTTTACCATCGAGGGCGAACAGTTCTTTGAAGTGAACGATAAAATACCTACCTTGTTTATGCAAAATATGGCATGATTGGTATAACTTTTGTTCTTTTCTGGAAGCGATCCCGATTCGGGTAAGAGTTTCACGGATTTTCAAAAAGTTATCAGGTTCTGGTAACAGTACTTCCAGCATCGAATCTGGAGTCCAGTCATAATAAATCATTTCGACAGACATTATTTTCCACCTTTGAATAGTTTTTCTTCTATAATCTTAATCTGAGCAGGTGTCAAAATGTCTAAGACTTCCCTTGCCCTCTCAGTAGAATATTTATAATATTCCATAATTAGAAGAACAACCTTATCCTCGGCTTCTTTTTTATGCCACTTCGAAAAACGCTTCTTCTTGGATACTGTATTTAGAAGAAAATCGTTCTGCCATACCTTTGGGATTCCACCATGTCGATTCATCTCATTCGCCATCATGACTGTGTCAGAGAAATAAGATAGTCCTCTGTTTACCATGAATGGAGAATAATCCTTCTCGTTCAGTGGATCTTCCCTGAGTAAATCTTTTTTGGTTACATTTATAGCATTAATAAAATCAAAGGGACTTGGCATCGCTAAACCCCTCATCAATTTCCTTCTGGTCAGCTACAAATTTCTTCCCTGGAAACTTCTTGAGAAGAATCTCTTCGACTTCGTTACGACTTGAACCCTGTGCCATAAATTGCTTTGTGTTCTTGTCATAGATGTAGATCATACCAGCATGTTTTTCAATACTAATCTCTATAGAATTCTTACGGATTTCCTCTGTAACATGTGTAATCATTTTACCCATAGTACGCTCAAGAAAATTTTGATGTCTGGTCCATCCAAACAAAGCACCAAGAAAGAAAACAAACATCAAAGAAAGAATGACGGAAGCATAAAATACAATTTCCATATCATCCTCACTTAAATTTACATTGAATCATAATCTCGGTCATCGCTGCCACTGTGTTTAATTCATGGTCAGCAACGAACGCTGCTTTGTATTGATAGTCTGCCAAAATCAAAACGAGATGATGTACTGTGGATGTCTCAAGGAAATCTACAGCTTTGTCATATAACTCACGGAATAACTGTGTAGTTTCAATGTCAGAATTCTTAGCAACCCACTTACGAACTGCTGGGAAATCTTTAGTCTTCAGATAACCAACGAGTTCTTTGTAAGATTCATCGGACAAGTTTACAAGAATTCCACTGTCGATTTTACCAGTAACAGAATATCGCTGCAATTCATTTAAGATTCTACGATAATCTGGGAAGTGTCTTGTAATAACTTCTGCTACAACCTTTGGATCAAACTCAATACCCTCGTCTTTAAGAATACCTGAAGCACGCTTAAAGAAATTTGCTGCGATAGATTGTTTATCTTTCGTGTCGATCTTGAACTCAACAACGGCACATCTACTATGTAGAGGCTCGATGATTCGGTTCTTGAAGTTACATGTAAAGATAAATCGGCAATTGCTAGAGAACTCCTCAATGAATCCACGCAACGCTGGCTGAGTAGAATTGGCATTAAGATAATCCGCTTCGTCAAGGATAACTACTTTCTTGGCATCAGTCAACGAAACAGTCGATGCGAAACCCTTAATCTTTGTTCGTAGAACATCGATACCAGATTCTTCAGATCCGTTGATTAACAAATACTCAGCACCAATTTCATTACATAGTGCTTTAGCCACTGTAGTTTTACCAACACCTGCTGTTCCACAGAACAAAAAGTTTGGTAACTGACCATTAGTAATAAACTCTTTGAATGTTTGCTTCAAAGAATCAGGTAAGATACACTCGTCAATGGTCTTTGGTCGATACTTCTCAACCCACAAAAATTCACTCATAATATAAAACTCCAATCAAATAAAAAATGCCATAAGCGAAGCAGTTGATTTTTCCTTCGGTAATCTTGGTGTAGACATCTTAGTAAAATCTGTTTTACCCTTTGCGATATCCCAAGCTGCAATACACATGTTTCTAACATCAGTTGGGTATTTGGCTTTGGCTTCACTTTCTAAATAGAAGTCAGCAATCCATTCCCACTGTTCATGGTAATCACACCAAACCATTTTCTTAACAACTTTACCAGTTTCTAAATCAATAGTATAGAGTTCTTCTTTTGGTAATACTTTGCGATTAACTCTAGGAGATGCTATCTGCTTTCGCTTAGTCATAATATAATCTTTCAATCAATGTTGCCCATAAGGATTAACAGGGCGATCCTCATCACCCTGCTCTGGCACTACATAATAATTAGAAGTCGAAGGTGGAGTCTGCTTCAACTGCGACATAGTAGACGAGGTCGCTTCGTTGGAATCTTGAGATTCGCTTACTTGAGATTGACACATCAAATTCTCCTGGGATCATTTTAAGATTTTCGACTTTAAGATTTACCTTAAATTTCTTGTCGGTTTCACCAAGATGTGCTTCAAAGTTGTTACCAGTTGCGTTCTTCTTCTGACCAACTACGGCAGTGATTTTCTTACCATCACCAGAGATAGTCAAGTCGGGAGCAGCCAATACACCCGAAGTTTTACGGATAAGGTTCAACTGACCAGCTGTCAACTTAAAGTTAATCTCAGCGTCAGGGAAAACGATTTCCTTCTGTGGAACTGTTAGATTACCACCTTCTGCTGCGTAATAGTGAATATGGTTATCGCCTTGTTTGATTGTAACATATTTCTCGTGGAACTTCAACTCAGGATCTTCAAACAAAGATAGTGCGTTGAGGAATTCGTTCAGGTCATAGATACCAAACTCCTGAGGAAAGTCTTCGGCAACAACAGAGGATGCCATAATATTTTTCTGCTCAGAAATCGTAGCAATCTTAGTACCTTTCTTCAACAAAAGATTCCCATGAATGCTGGAAAAGTTTTGTAGAAGTTCGATAGTGGCTTTACTTAGTTTCATTTTTTCTCCAAATTAAAAACATAATAATATGTATAAAACATTATACCTAAAAATGTGGTGTGTGTCAAATATTTTATTGTAAAGCAAAAGGGCTTACAAGAATTCGTGGTTCAATATAAACAGGTTTGGCTTTACCATCTTTATGATCAACACAAAGAACCCAAGTGCCATCGGCAGAAGCTGGGCTGTATAATCCATTTGGATCTGCTTGAGGTAATGTAACATTACCATTCTGTCCACTAACACGCATCTGTGGATTTGTGTACTGTGTTGCGTAAGGTAAACCATAACCAACTGAATCACATACCTTGGTCAACTGATTGTTCATACCAACCAAATAGGTTGTAGTTGGAACACTGCGATCGCGCAACTCAAGGATATCTTTGAACATACGCTTTTCGGCAAAGTTAGTGATGGCTGGCATACCAACTGACTGAACAGCTTGTAATTGCAGTTCTTCCTGTTTGGCAGCTTCAATTCGACGACTGTCTGGATGATCATCACAAGCTGACAACAAAACTACAAAAGGTAATACTAATAAAAGTTTTTTCATATTACTTACCTGCTTTCAAATCATTATAAAAGTTACGAAGGTTTGGTGGCAACTTGTCCTCTGGATAAACAGAAAAACGATGAAGGACGATAGCACGAAGCGCATCCTTGTGGTCTTTATCAGCGTTGATATAATCCATTTGGAGATTTTCCAAGTCGCGAATCATACCATCATTATATTGTTCAGATTGTTTGAAGACCTGATTATCTACCGCACGATATTTTGGTGCGAAATATTGGTAAGCATAAAAGCTGCCAAATAAACCAACAACAACTAAAGCTACCCAACCAAATACGATTGCTGAGATTTCTTTAAACATAATTACTCCTTTGAATATTTTACATCATGTTCATACAAGAACATTAGGCAGCACATTGCATGCGCCAAGTGATTTTTACCTGTCTCGGGATCATTTTGTTCTCCCTCTTTCCATGCCCATAAATGTCTTTGCATTGCATCATAGTACCTACGCTTAGAATCTGGAACATGTTTCCAATTATCTGGTTCGTATTTCTCCGCACCAAATGTTAAAATTTCGACTGTTGCTTTTAATGCAAGTGGAGGTAGCAAGCCATACTGTAGCTTACCACCATCAAATTTTCTACCACCAGTTGTGGCATTTTGCGATGCTCTTACAACTTCTTCAATCTCTTTTCTAGTTGCCATAGACTTGAACCATCCCATTAAAACTCCATAATGAAAATGAGTCTGAGAACTCGTAAGATCCCAGACTCATATGTACTCACAAATTAAGCACGAGTAAATGCTTTTGCGCCAGCAACTGCGTTAGCCAAGGCAATGATCTTGCGACTTGGAGAACCGATACGGTACTTAGTAGCAACTGTGCCATTGCTCAACTTAGTTGGGTTGCTGTATACACAGTAACCTTGTTCACGCAAAACTTGAACATGACGAGCTGGGTTAGCAATACCAAAAGAAGCTGTAATTTGCTTAGCAGTAAATACCTTACCTGCTTGTAAATGCTTCAACAATAAGTCTTTCTTAGACATGTAATAACTCCATAATATAACCATCGTATAAAAAATGAGGGATGGCGATGGCATTAACCACCCCTCAAACTCGCTTAAACGGAGATGCCGTTATCGCGGAGTTCCTTGATGAAGTCTTCATCAGATTGATATTCTACCTCGAAATCATCGCTTGTGTCAATAATTTCTTGAAGTTTACTTGCATCTTTATCAACCTTTGCAACTTTTACAGTTGAGAAGGACTTCAATTCGCTTTCGGTTGGCCAAGGCATTTGATACTGCCCACGACCTACTCGGTTATTTGTTTGCAACCAGTTAGGATAACCCAACTTCTCACCAGAATTATCACGCTCAGCTTTCATCTTGTAATAAGATGCATGAATTTGCTTGGCGCCCAGTGTGTTTTCTTTGTAATACTCAGGAAAGTTTTCCAAAGTACGAACGATAAACTGCTTCTGTGACTTGGTTAGATCTTTAAATTTCAACATAATATAATACTCCTTCAATTAAAATGGAATGTTTTCTTCAGTTTTGACTTCCTCAGCATGAACAGGTTCTTCAACAACCAATTCACCTGCGGATACCTTGTCGAATAAGTCAACAAAGGCAAGACGAGTTGCGTCGTCAAAACGATTAGTACACAACTCAATTGCTTTCTTCTGATTCTTGAAGATCGAGAATGCTCGAACGATGTGAACCAGACGACGAGTGGTAATTGTTTCGTCAACACCACCAGCATCGAAGGTGCGACGAATTGCTTCAGCCCACTTGACTAGGTTGCTTGCGAAATCAGCATCATGGCAACCAAAAGACTTCATAAGATTCTCAACAATCTTAATCTCTACTTTCGCATCAGGATATTCTTGATTGAAAGTAACTGCGAAACGCTCTAAGAATGCTTCGTTAAGAACATTGGTACCGATGTAACGACCATCATCGCTACCCTTACCCTTTGTGTTAGCAGTTGCGAACAAGTTAAACCCAACAGCTGGATAAACCATCTCGTTCTTAAGTTTGAAGTAGAAAGGTTTGCCCTCTAAGATTGGCTGGAGACATAACAAAGTATTGGCACCACCAGCGTCAATCTCATCGAGCAAAAGAGGGATGCCTAGACGCATCGCAATCATTACTGGACCTTCAACGACCTCGACATTACCATCGACAAGGGTCTTAGAACCAATCAACTGATCTTCGTCAGTCATTTTGTTTAGGTTTACACGGATAAGTGGTCGATGTAACTTGGCACAAATCTGCTCGATAGAAGTAGATTTACCATTACCAGTTGGACCAGAAATATAAGTTGGGTAGAACTGCTTAGAAGCAATGATTCGTTCTAAGTCTTTGTAATTACCAAAGGGAACATAGTTTGCATCCAACTTTGGAACAAGGGAATCAAGGTTTGTATAATCCACAATAACACTCTCAGGTTGTTTCGGAGCAAGGGCAGTATTGCCTGCGATTGGAGCTGTTATGCTACCACCAGGAATGGCATACAAACCACGACCAAGTTTATTTTGCATCAACCAAGTCGGATACTTGGAAGATTTTAATTTCTCCATAACAGTTTGAAGCTGTTTACGGGAAACTGTGGATGTTGTTTTAACATCGGGGAACAACTCAAAGAGTTTTGTTTCAAACTCATTCACATAGTTAGCATCTGCCATCATTCACTCCATTCATAATATACAATAATTATACAACTTTTCACAATTAAAGTCAAGCACGAAATGCAAGATCGTATTCAACTTCGGTCAAGTGTGCTTCAACTTCTTCTCGGTTGAATAATCGCCCACCAATCACAACTAATTGATCCTGAATGCCATATTCTACAGCAAGGTTGATCAACTCATTATCAGTAAATCCATCCCACATAACGACCTCCATAATCAATTCCATAATATAATTATACCCTATTTGGCAATTAAAAGCAAGTAATAACCCTACTTTTTATAGGGTTATTTTCTCCTTTAAAATCAATAACTTACGCAACTAAGCCCACGAAACGACTCAGAACTACTCGGCTGGACTTCTTTACACCGAGGTATTTGCTGAATTGTTTTGCAATAGACTTGGCATTCGCTGTAGAGTCAATCTTAAGGTCACCCTCCTCAATTTTCTGTTTGGAAGCTGACAACAGATACATCTCATCACGACCTGTGTTTTGGATCAAAGCATAGTCGTTCTGGCGAATATCCTTGCGGATCTGTTCAGTCATGTAATATTCTTGGCTATTTGATACGCCACCAACATTATCACGAATGAAGCAACCAATATCACGGCGACTGTTATGAGCCACATGGAATCCAACAGTTTTGATACCGTAACGATCCTTAATGATACGCAAGAAGGTACGAGTTTGTTCACCACCATTGTCAGACAAAGGATATTCCTTCTTAGTCATTGGGTCGCGAATAAAATTCTTTACCTTGTATGTAGTTTTGTAATCATCGCTGTGTTTGTAGCTACGCAAACTTTGACCAGCACCATGAATCGCATGACCAGATCCATCTGTCAAAGTAATCAAAGACATTTTCTCAACAGTATTCTTCTTGATGAAAGTTCCAACATAGTCGCAAAGGAACAAGAGAGATTCGTTCAGCGGAGTGCTGTTCAAATCATAATCCCTTGAGTAAGCCCATGGACGATTAAACAAATAATCAATCATAGCATTAAATTCGCTGTTGGTCATCTTATTATTAAAGAACTCAAGTAGGTGATAACCAGTGTCAGCAAACCCACTCATTGTTTCAGCAGCAGAATTAGCACCTGCTCTACGAAGAATATCTTCATCGCGAGAAGATGAACGACCAGTCGTAAAGGCAAATACCTGATATGGAATTTGAATTCGTTGGCAGAACATCGCAAGGTTGATAACCTGTTTAATGGTATCATCCATAACACCAGACATAGAACCTGACCAGTCTAATAAGAAAATCATACCATGGTTTTTATCTTCAGGCAACACATCAAGTTTCTTGAAAATATCATCAGTCAAAGTATGAGCATACAATTTACGCATATCCAAATCACCAGACTTAGAAGTTGTAATACGCTTATACTCAGTAGCTGACTTACGCATCTCAAACTCTTTAACAAGATAGTTTACAACACGCATTGAGTCAGTCTTAAACTTCAACAAGTCTACTTGTTGTTTAGCAAACCAACGATCAGCATGTTCCTTATCGTGGTAATTTACCATTCTTTGATAGAGAGCTGGTTTGGCTTCTTTCAATTCAGACAGAATTGTTTTATAGCCAACGATAGGATCACGAGTAGACTCAAGTTTTGGTGTAAAGTTTTGAACGATAGTCTCGGTATCAGCCAAATCTTTAAGACGCTCAGCAAAAGACTTCTGAGTTTTAGACTCTAAGTCTTCTTCTTCCTGTGCTTGTTCTTCTTTCTTCTCAGCTTCGGGATCAGACTTGTTTGACTTAGGTGCTTTCTGATCTTCGTCTTCTATTTCCTCGTCTGGTTGATAATCGTCAAAATCATCAGGGTCGTCCATAAAGTTATCAAACTCTACTTCTTCTTTCTCGTCTTCCCCATTCAACTCACGGAGTTCTTTAAGTTGTTGTTGTTTAGCATCACGCTCATCTTTGGCATAAGAATAAATTTCTTGAGCCAATTTATACACATCTTCCATAGAATCGCAACGATCTACCTTGCGAACCAAGTTCATTTCTTCAGAGTTGAATTTTACACCACAGTTAAAACCACACTTGTAGTATAGATTAATACGGTCAATCAACAGAATATCAGACAGGTCTTTGTCTTGAATACCAAAGAAATCTTTCTCTTTGAGTTCTTTGTAGGCTGTAATAAATGCCTTACGCAGACCTGGATATTTGTTTTTGATTTTCTTTTCGATACGAACATCCTCGATTACATTCATATAACCTTGTAATTTACGGAAGTCCTCTTTCTCGATATGTTCAGTCGTAGTATACAAAGCATGACCAACTTCGTGACCGATTAACATTTCCTCAACTTCGGTTGTCATATCCTTCCATTGCGGAAGAGTCAAGGTGCGAGTAAAACTTTCAAAAGATGCAGTGGCAACATTGGCACGAATAACATTCAGATTTTCGTTCGCCAATAGTTTTGCGAGCAGGTCTTTAGAATTCATCATATAATTTTCTCCAAGTTATAGAGTAATTATACGGTATTTATGAATTAAAAGCAAGCATTTTTTTCAGTCCCGTCCAGTGGGGCTTGCAGGATACCCTACAACTTGTAGGGTTATACAATAACTGAAAAATCGTTCCGTTTTTCAAATTTTATGACTGATCTAAACTTGTCAAATAGCTGGTCGCCTTTGTGGGAGATAACAAACACATTAGAATTCTCACCCAAAGTATTCATCAGGTTTAAGAAATAGTCAGTGCCATTCACATCCAATGATGAATCAAAAATTTCATCAAGAACTAAAAGGTTTGTATTGACAGAGTTCTTCAGCTTGGCGATTTGTCTCCATGTAAACAGGATAGCCAAGTCAATACGCATCTTCTCACCTTCAGAGAAAGAAGCATAGGTAAATTCATCACGGAATCTTGACTTGATTGTTTCGTTAAACGACTCATCTAACTCAAAATGAATGTAAGAATCCATCTGGTTTAGATATTGATTGATCAACTTATTCATGATTGGTAGATACTCACGAATAATCGCAGTCTTAATACCAGTGTCCCGTAGCAGAGCAGAAGCTACATACTGTAGATCTTTTTCAGAATCAAGTTCACCCTTACGACCAATATTATCAAGAGCTACCTTTGCCAACTCTTTTAACTTGGATTTCTCCTCATCGATATTTGCCGTATCAGTTTTTGCGCTGTCCGCTTCATCTTGTAACGCTTTAACTTGTTTATTGAGTAAGGTGATTGCTGAATTTCTTGTAGATAGTTCAATATTTTTGTCGGTAATCTGCGATTGTACTTTAGCAATTTCAGATAACCCTTCATTAAGGTTGGAGAGGATATTCTCAAGTTCACCAATTTTTTGGTTTTGTTCCAACAATTTCGAATTAAGATCTTCGACAATTTTCGATTTATGTTCCTCTGGAATATTCTGGTCACATGATGGGCATACATCATGTTCGTTAAAGAACTTAGTGTGATGTTCACAAGTTTCGATTTTCTGTAAGAGTTTTGATCTGAAAGATTTTGCTTTGTCGATGTCTTCAACAATAGTGTCTTTGTTTGAGATGCTTGATTTAAGTGTAGCGATCTCTTCCAAGATTCCTTCGATCTCGCTCTCTGTCTGTTGTATTTCAGCAGTGCTAGCAGATATCTTTGTTTTAATACTATCGATGGCTTCTTTCTTAGCTGAAGAAATTGTTTTGATGAGGTTTTGCTGCATCTCAACTTTATCCTTAGCAGATTTAATTTCTGTTTCGATTCGTGCAATCTCATCTTTTGTTGCATTTTGTTTCTCTTTTAAAATCTGATTCATGGTAGAAAAGATTTTAATGTCGAGGATATCTTCAATAACTTCTCTACGCTGATTAGAAGACAGCTGCATAAATGGAACAAATGATGCTGCTCCAAGAATAACTACTTGAGTAAATGTTTTGTAGTTTAAACGAAGGATTTGTTGTTCAAGAATCTTTTGATAATCTCTAGTTGCTGCGTCTTGATTTACCAACACACTATCAAGATAGATCTCAAAAATGTTTGGTTTGATGCCACGAATAATTTTGTATTCTTTTTGACCGATAGAAAATTCAATTTCAACAACTGTGTTCTTACCATTGATGGAGTTGACCATCTGGTTCTTATTGATGTTTCTGAAAGGTTTACCAAACAACACAAAACACAGAGCATCTAGACAAGTAGATTTACCTTCACCATTCTTACCAATAATAAGTGTTGTGGTTTGTCTGTTAAGTATTAACTTGTTTGGCTGATTCCCAGTTGATAAAAAGTTTTTCCAAGACAGCGTCTTAAATACAATCATTTATCCTTCCACTCCCATCCGAGGGTAAGTTTAGTAAATAGTCTATGAATAAAATTAGGTTTTGTTTTGCGACCGACAGACATGTTTGGTGTAACTTGCCAGCTACCAACAGCGCCATCGGGAAGAACTTGAAAGGTTTGATATGTCGGATCAGCAACTGCCCATGTCGCAGTATTAATTCCAGTTCCAGCAGTCAAAAACATTCCTGATGTTACAGAACTCTTCGCCCAATCTTCTCGTTTCTTTTTCTCATACTCCTCGCATGAAGTATAATCTAAGTCAAGATTAATCTGTTCAGTAAGTGGCCAGAAAAATTGGATCTCTTGTTGGTACATTATTCTACCTCAATGTTTACAGCTTCCGTATAAAGTGCTTTCATAAATGTCTTCACTTTGTCTTTATCATAATCAGTTTCAATTGAGTCAACATAGTTAGACAACACATCTAGAGTATCCTCAAGATTAATGTCGGTGGCAATTTCTCCTTCAGTGTATTCAGAGAAATCCTCAATGATTTTTACCTCATATGGATTAGAATTATAAACCTTGGTAATGAATTTGTCAAACTTATACAAGTCATTCTTGTTTACAACAATAACTTTTACAAATTTATTTTTTAGATAGTCGTAAGACTGGACGGATGGATCGGTGAGGGAGTCGTCGTATTCGACTCTTTGGAACATCGTATAAGGATTTCCGATGAATTCGAGCTGTCTTGTTTGTAGATCGAACAAGTGAAATCCTCGGGGATCGTTATAGTCCTGCCATGTGAGTTCGTAAGGATTTCCCAAGTAATAGATATGACCATCGTCACTACGATGATGGTAGTGACCACTGAAAACCATATCAAACTTTTTAAACAAATCTTTAGAAAGACCTTCATGACTTTCCATTCCTCTATACATAGCAAATCCAGCAATTTCGAAATGCCCCATGCAGATCTCAGCTTTGCTGGTATTTAGTGTTTCAATACTGTCATCATAATTTTCTGGACAAATCCAAGGAACAAAACAAATTGGTGTATCATCAACTGTAATGTCCATTGCTTTGTGAACCAAACTCACATTAGTATATTCAGCAAGCAATAACTCGGGGGAGTTTACTTCATTTGTGTTCTTAAAGTATGTGTCATGATTACCAGCAATCATAATAACTTTGATTCCTCTTTCCTCGAGTTTATTGAAGAACATTTTCTTCGCTCGGTCAAGAGAATAAAAGTTTACATATTTGCGTCGATCAAAAGTGTCACCAAGAATAAGAACGCAATCAACATCATTTGCATCCAAAGTAGGAAAGAAAGTATTGTCATAAAACTGTTCAAAGAAATCCAAGAAGCCAACACTATCATTCCTAGCACCAAAGTGCTGGTCTGTAATAATTGCTACTTTCAAATGAATCCTACCTTTCTAACATTAGGTTTATGGGTTTGTTCATTAAAAATTTCGGCAATAGAATACTGGTCTTTGATATCAGGCATCGGTGCTCCCAATTTTTCAGCCAGCGCTTTTGCTTCACCATAAGACAGTTGATTAAACTCAACAATATCAAAACAGCGTCCAGGTCTTGTTAATGCTGAATCGATATCTCGCACAGATGGTAAGTTGGTAGAGAAAATCATTTTCTTACCTTTGGTTGTAACAAGACCATCGCCCACATTAAGGAAACGATGCATCATTGTATTACCATCGCTACGAGGTTTCAAGAAAGCATCGCTATCTTCAAGTACCATAACATTGTCATCAGATTCAATGAAACGAGCAAAGAATCCATCTTTGTCTAAAATGCCTGCATCGTAGGAAACAATAGCAGAGGAATTTGTATGCGCAAGAAGTCCACGGATAAAGGTAGTCTTACCAGTTCCTGGAGGTCCAATTAGCAATAAGATATTTGCTGAAGATGCCATATAACGATCGTAGTATGACTCAAGAGTTTCACCTTTAAGGAAAGGGTACATCTCAGCAACAGGTAGTCGTTCGCGATTTAATGGAACATTTACAGATTGTCCATCGCCACCATAAACCCATTCGATGTGGCAAGTAACAACAGAGAAGTTTTCTTCAACGATCTCAATAATATCTTCAACAAAATCTTCGTCGCCAAACGCACGAACATCAGTTGTATTGCTGTTGACATCAAATTTGATAAGGTTTTGTGTTTCTTTTTCTACAATGAAACCTGAGGATGATCCAGATTGAACAAAAAGGAATTTTTTGAATTGACCTTCTGCCCATGTTTGCCATTTCTCGCGATTACACAACACAGATGTATTACGGAATACAGTGGAAACACCACGATCAGAGCGGGATTTCAGAATCTCGGCAGTTACCAAGTCTTCAACATCCGAAACGCCAAGGAAAATTTTGTTATCTTCTTTCATAATATCTTTCAAACTTAACATATTATCAGTAGCATCCCAAGTAAGTCTCCTGAGAAACTTTTTGTTTCTACGAGCTTGTTTTCTCCGTGATCTACCTAAAGGAAACCTGTGTGTAACTACTGCATTTGCCATAACATCTTTCAACCATTCACGAACTTCTCTACTCATTTACAAAATCATCCAAACTTGATTCTTTTTTCTTACGCTTGCGTTCTTTCTTGCGTTCAATAAAATCATCAAAATTATTATTATGCTGCATAAACTCTACATAAGAATTATGATATTCACCTGTTTCATCTTGTTCTTGTAACTCAAACATTTCAAAAGGCATTTCCTGAAGCATCTTACCTTTAATGTAAGTCTGTTTCTTTTCCTCAGCAATGCGCCTTAGAAATGCATAGTATATAATTTGTGTGAAATAAGCAAAGGGGTTTGAGGATTTCTCGGGATCAAAGTTATCGATATATTGTAGACAGTTTTGTATACCATCTAAAATCATATCTTCACGATAACTATAATTGATAAAATTTGCTTTGTATGATAAATGGGTGCCAATCTTCATAAGACACTCACCAATATATGGTGTAACCTGTGGCCAACCCTTATCGGATTTAGTCAACCCTGCTTCCTTTGCAGCAAGTACCTTAATTCGATACTCTTTCATTGCTACTAGAAAGTCAGCATTGTTCACATAATGCGCACCTTTGGCTTTTGTCGCCATAATAAAACTCCATAATTTTTGTTATTACCAGAAGTATACTACCTTTTGATTTAAAAAGCAATTTTTCTTCTTGTAATTATTGCAATAAAATAAATTTGCTATTTGCTTGACGAAAGCGTATACTCTCGATGTAGGGTTTGAAGAAAGTTAATGAAATGTATTATTACCTTCGATAAAGATTTTGAAATCTTCCTCTTCTTCTACTTCCTCTATCTGTTCTGCTATTGATTTCAAAGCAGCGATGGCTTTAGCTGTTTCTATCTCAGGACGCTTAACTTCATCTTCCCAATCCAAACCATTTTGTGTATACGATAATTTAACACCCTCGTGGTCGCGAACCAAATGCACATAGTGGGGAATTGCTTTTTCAGATAGCTGTGTATCTAACACAATATGTTTCTTGTTTACATGGAATGGTTTTGTTGTGTCAACGAATAAAGTATATGGACCTGCGGTAACTTGTTCAGAAACTCTTCCACCTGCAACACCAACCATATGTGTTTTAATTAACATAGGAAATTTCAAAGTCATTGACTCATCGTCTTCTGACTCTTTATATGCCATCAACTGTTCGCCAGTTACTAATTTAATATAAACAAACTGTTCGTTCATAGTTTTACCTCGACGATCTTGTAATTAAATTTTTCTTCTGAGTAGGTTTTTAATCTTTCAGCGAAGTGATTCAAAGTATGATTCTTCCAAGATTTCCAACTCAGGTCGTCTGCCAAATCATATAGATTACATTCTGTCTTACCAGACTTCAATCTTAATCCACGACCAATACTTTGTAGATTTCGTATTTTCGATTTCGATGGGGATGCGAAAACGACATTCTCGAGAGAGGGTATATTGATACCTGTAGAAAATGTACCAAAACTAGCAACAATAATAGCATCGCTCTCAGTTTCTGTAATTCTTCTAATGGCTTCTCTATCTTCAACATCAGTATCGCCAGACACAAAGAAAACTTTTCTTTTATCGTGCGCTTTTTCCTCAATCATTTTCATAAGAACTTTACCATGTTTCTTTACAAACTGGAAAAGAACAAGAGTATTACCTTCACAATTTAATGCAAGATTACGAATAAAATTATTTCGTTTCTCATGCGTTACAATAAAATCCATCTCATCAGCGTATTGATTATTTTTTCTACCTTGACGAGTTATATCATCATACTTCAGTAGTATACATGTAATATTTAGTTTGGCTAATGTTCCCGAGTCCATCAGTTCTTTAGTTGTAGTTACTCGATGGGTTGGACCAAACATACCTTCGAGAACCAACTTATGAACTTTCTTGTTGTCGAGAGTTCCTGTAGTTCCGATACGATATTTTATATCAGTCATTTTACCCATAACCAAACTCAACGAGTTGGCTTTAAATTGGTGGGCTTCATCTCCAAAAATTACATCAAACTGATTGAACCATGCCTTTGGTTGTTTATAAACAGATTGCCAAGTTGTAATTAACACATCTTTAGATATATCTTTGGTAAATCCGCTGTATAATTTTTGACAATGAAATGATGTTTTCCAACCATTGGCACTTGAGTAATCTTCAAAGTCAGCGTATAATTGTTCAACGAGAGAAGTAGTAGGAACAATAATAATACACTTGCGCCCAGCTTCTAAATGATGGCGCATAGTTGTATAGATGATAAAGGATTTACCTGATGCGGTAGGAGAGAGCAACAGAGTACGCTTATGATCAAGCGCATGTCTAACTGCTTCTATTTGATAGTCGCGAATCTCGATTGGTTTACCATGACCATGAGGGTTTAACCATTTAGCAAATTCTTCTACTTGCTGGTATGTAGTATTCTCGCGACCAAGAATATTATCTTTATCTTTAAACTGTATTGCGTAATCGTTTCTATCACAGAACTCAATTACATAATTGACTAGTCCAACATATAATGTTTTACGAATGATATCATATAACCTTACTTTACCATCCCAAAGACGAGCACGATACTGCGGAGTAAACCTTGCTCCTGGATATTCAAAGGTAAAGAAGTCTGATAGTTCTTGTTCTAGCGACGGATCGTCAGCATAGATTCTTAGATGAACTTCGTCAATTTTTTCTACTGTTATCATGCGCCACTTATAAATTTCTTCCACTCGATACTGTTGCGAATTTGCCAGTCGCGAGCTTTAATTTGATTCATTACGGATTCGAGAAAATCAACTATACATTGAATGTAGTTTGCTTTAATCTCTGCGTGATTTAGATCTTCATCACCACCAAGAAACTCTTCCATTTCATTCTTGAGTGGTTTGATACCTTGCCATTGTGACCAACCCAAGTCATGTAATTCTTCACGAGTTAATTCGCCACGATAATAGCGGAATTTGTCTTGGCGGAGTGTGTTGTAGTCAGACTTCATTTTAGCAAGTTGTAACTTGAATCGAATGAGTTCGTTTAAATATTTTGAGTGGAGTTTTGCTGTGTTGACGGATTCTTGATCTAAATGATTGTCATCAATAACACAGTCTGCAGCCCACGATCTTTGCAATTCTTCAAGGTTCATAATAAATTCTCCAGTTATATACTATAATTATACTACAAAAGCAAATTTATAGCAAGTTATGGAGCTGCAAAAGTATAGTAGGAGAAACGGAATGTTGCTTCGCCTTGCAAATAAGGCACATCGGTGTTAGTAGATTCAAAGTCCAACGACTCAAGAGAAATTGGAAACAAATCATTAAAAGTAATTGTCTTTACAGGATTGTTTGTGTTGTTTAATATTTGCATAGTTCCAACAGAATAATTGGAAGACAAATTGCCAATAACACTTGCCTGTGAAGCAGAAATATAATCAATATACTGCTGATAACTTTGTGGGAATCCCAAACCAATTAACCAGTTATATACAGCAATATAGTTGTCCATGTTTTCATCAACAAGGAAACGAACCTTTAACAAATCGTATGTTAAATGGTCGCCTGGAATTGGCATATTAGCAAATGGGTTAGCCAATACTGGATCGCCAAATGTAATGCCTGGAATCTGAACTTGCTGACAGAAAAATTCTACTTCTGGCAGCGAAGCGATATTGAATTTAAACCCATTCGGTGAGAGTGGATTTGTATTTGTTGGGTTTGTTAGTGTTATGCTCATACACTTATTTATATGAAAAAAAAGGGAGACATTTCTGTCTCCCTTAAACACCGCTTCTTAATGTCGGCTTAATTCATAACCAAGCCGAATTCAAGATTACATCAAGTTAGTAACAGCTACCTTACGGTAGTAGTAGTTAGTACCTGATTGTAGGTTAGTGTTGTTGCCGTCCAACTGAACGAATGGGTTAGATACTAAACCGTAACGAGTCTTGAAACCAATCTTTGGTTGGAAAGTATTTGGATCAACTGCACGAACCAATTGTAATGGAACATATGGGCAGTAGAAAATACCAGCGTCAAAAGCAGAAGTACCTTTGTAGCCAACAGTAAAGAACTGAGTAGCTGATTGGTTAGCAGAGAATGGGTCAACATAAACTTTGTAACGACCATTCAATACACCAGCAAAAGTAGTGCTAGCTTCGTCAACATTTAAGTTAGTAGACAATGCTGGAGCATAGTCAAGAACACCAGCCATAGCCAAAGCAGAAGCAACATCTGAAGAACAGATGATGAAATTACCTTTACCACGACGAGTTTGTTGAGCGATCGCATTAGCTTCGCGTTCGATTTGGAACAAGAGTCCTTTGAATTTCTCAACAGACCAACGACCATTTGAATCAACATCAAGGTCAAAAGTACCAGCAGTAGCAGTACCAACTTGAGCACCAGTCTTAGCTACATTGTAGATAGTACGGATAACTTCACGGTTGATTTCAGCAAGGATTTCTGTTGAAAGAATGTTAGACAATTCACCTTCAGCGTCAAGACCATGAACTGATTTCAAGTCTTGTGCTAATTCAACAGTGTATTCTGCTTTCAATGCACGAGTTTGTGCAGTTACAGAAGTTTTCTCGATAGAGAAAGCCATTTGATTGAAAGTAGAACCACCTGAATCACCTAAATCTTCAGCAGTAGCAGTAGTCATACCAGTACCAGTAGTATAGCTACCAGAAACAGGGTTATGACCAGCAGCAGAACCAGTTCCAGCAAAGCCAGTATCAGCTTCGTTGAACAATGCTTCAGTACCGTTTTGAGCAGAGTAGCGTGACTTCATAGCGAAGATCAAGCCAGTTGGTTGAGTCATTGGTTGTACACCGCAAACATCATAAGCGATCATTTGTGGAGCAGCACGGCGAACCAAGCTGATCAACACTGGATCGTAACCAGCAACAGTACCAGTAGAAGAACCAGATCCGCCTAATGCGACACCAGTTCCGCCATTGTTAGCAGCGATAGTTTCGAACAATGCTTCTGCTTGCTTTGCGCCTTCGCGTTCTTGGTTTTCCAAAAGAACAGCAGTAACTTCTTTACGATAGTTATCCTTGATTGATGGCATTGCGCTATGTTCAAGGATTGGTGCCCATTTCTTTAATAGGGCTTGACGGTCTTGAGTAGACATTTTTATTTCCTTTTTATTGTTTAAATTTGTCGAGGACATCAAGATACTTCTTAACAGAAGGATCGATAGGTGCTGCCTCAGTTAGTTGCTCAACAGGTGTATCAGTAACAGCAGATTTCACAGTGGAAACAGCTGCTTTTGATTTACCAAAATAATTTTCACGGATAGTCTGTAATTTTGTAGCATATGTATCTAAATCTTCGTAGCTCAACTCTTCAGCAAGAGCAGCGAATTTTTCAACTTCAGTATCAGTTAATCCATCAGCAGTTTCAGCGATAGCTGTAACACGCTTCTGTTCATTAACAACTTTAGTCAATTCAACATTTGCTTCTAATTGTTCATCAAGTTTAGCTGCTACTTCAGATAATTGTTCTTGTAAATCTGCCAATACATCAAACTTCTCTTCTGGAACTTCGATATAGTGTTCAGCAAATACAGACTTCATACCTTCAATAAAGCTCTCCATGATTTCAGACTTCATACCAGATTCAAGGGCTAACTCATTCTCTTGCACCCACTGCTCGACAATATAGCCGAGATATCCATCAACTTTTTCAACAAGACCCTCTTTGATACTTTCAACTTCTTCTTGCAGACGAGCTGCATAAGATTCTTCTAAACGAGCAGTTTCTTCAGTAATACGAGACATAACTGCTGCTTCAAAAATTGTAGCTGCTTTTTCTTTGAAACCTTCTGGGAGGTTTTCGCCTTTAGTCAAAGCATTGATATGATCATCATACTTGAATGGAGTAGTATGGTGAACTTCATGTTTGTCAGCGAAACCATCTAAGTGGCTCTTCTCAGCTGCTTCAGCGTGTTTGTTTGCTGGATTGTCACGGCTGTGGTCTTTAGTTCCTTCTTCGCCTTCTTCTTGCTCTTCAGCAGAATTACGCTTGTTGTCAGGATTCATACCATCAACTTTAGTGTGACCATCAGTAAAACCTTTTAAATGGCTTTCTTCTTTTCCTGACTCATGCTCTCTAACTTTATTGTTAGCGCCATGTTCAGCACCCATTTCTTTTACTTCTTCGGAAAGTGCTGTTTTCTTTGCTTTTGATTCAGCAAGGATTTCAGCGATTTTTTGTTCGATTGACATCTTGTTATCTCCTGTAACTGGATAAGTTCTATGTAATTATTTATAAATTACCTGATTTTACTCAGGAAATTTTGAAACTCTCTAATTTGAGTTTCGGCTAATTGTCTTGAAGAAACCTTTTTAATTGCTCGTTTTGTTTCTTCGATATGTTTTTCCACAAACTTTCCATCAACAAAAACCCATTCTTTGCCTTCCATAATTCCACGCACGAATGCGTCTGGGGCAGATGGGTCAGCTACGATATCCGCAGCTGTAGACAACATAAAGTCATCTTGAACAACCTGAACGCCATCAGAGTTTTCCTGAAGGGATCCCATTGCTCTACTTGAAACGCCAAGATTTGCACCACCCTCTAACAAACCACGAGCAATGTTACCCATAGGTGTTTCTAGAATCTTTGCTTTTCCAATCCAATTTGTGCCTTCTTTGCGTAAAGAAGTAATCATATGAGAAACACGATCTAAGTTAATAGATGGGTTTTCTGGATGACCAAGTTCGCCATAGGCACGATTATTATCAACGCACTCTTTCAAGTAACGACCAACTTCGCGATCCATAATATCTTCTTTATACATGCGGTTGTTACGATTTACGAGTTCTGATTGTAAGAAAACTCCCTCAATAAAGAGAGTCTTCTTTCCTTCTTTTTCTTCTACGATAAACTTAGTATCGTGAACATCTTCTCTAATTAGTTTCATTATCTGAATGCTCCTCCTGCGTTATTGCTACCAGTTCCAGTTGGTGCGCCAGAATTGCTATCTGGACCAACTACAGTTGGGTCATCGTATGCACCATAAGTAGCATTTTCAACAGTTGTATCCCAACCAGACACTTTACGAAGAACCAGATAACCAGTTACTGGTTTCGCAACATCATTTGTTACAACAATATCGTAAGTATTATTTGTGTGGTCAGAAAATCCATTTGAATTTAAATCCAACATTGGAGCATTTTCTGGAGCGCAAGCAATAATATTTTTACTGTTACGAACAATTCTTAATCCAGCACCAAGTTCTCCAGTTGAGAAAAATTTAACGATATTAACAGTAGGAGTTCCACCAGATGTCAATGCTTGTGTAGAACAACCAAGAGTGTTCAAAGCAATAGTACCAGATTCAGCTGCCACTGTATCGAAGTGGATAATTGTTTCTTGGTTTGTATTCTTAACAGTTGTAAATAAGACAGCCATTTTATTCCCCGAGTTCTTTTATTATTTTCATAAAGTTGTCTTTGCTTTCGCGCATATATTCAACAACTTCGTTGTGTTCTTTCAATAATATATTTAGCGATTCTTGCGTAGACTCGTCAATCGCAACAACAGAACCATCTTCTAATTCGTATTCTAACTTACCAGAAAATTCTGACAACTTAGATTCTTTAATCGCAGTAACAACTGGATCAATAGTAAAAACATTGGAAGAAGCAAGCTCAATATATGATTCTATAAGGGTATCTGTAATTTTATCGATATCGTGATATTGTCTAATATAACTAGCTACTTTTTCTTCAGGTATTGTCGTTTCAATATTCTCTAATAACTTAATGTTTTCAATATATGATTTTGCGTAATTGCTTGCTTCTTCCAATGTCTTCGCTTCATATTCAACATGGTCGCCATCAACGAAAATATCTAACTCTTCAGAAATATCAACATAGTAGTTATAAACTGTGAATGATGCAGAAAGTCCATTATTAGATAGGACTTGCTTGCGGAACGAGTTATAACTTTTAGTCATTACTTTTTCTTGTTTAATTTAGCCAATGTTAATGCCAAACGAGCACGCTTTCCTGCAGTACCTGTAGCGTGTTTATGCTTCTCAGCATATTCATGAGTAGACTCACCAGCTTTTTTAGCTGCTGCAGTTTCTGCTCCTGGATGTTTGATAGCGCCAGCGATCCAATTCTTTTCGTCAAGGTTTTCTACTTCTTCATTTTTAAGAGCAGACTTCTTAACCATTTTCTTAATTAACTTCTCGTCATCCAATTCGTCTTTCTCGTTTCCTGGATGAGTTCCCATAGGTTTTACCTTTGACTCTTTTTCTTCTTCAACAACTTCTTCTTGAGAAGCGAACATGTTCTGAGAAACATTAGAACGCATATCGTCTAACTTCTCAGATACTTTAACAGCCATTGTTTGGTTAAACGCTGCTTCAATGCTAGTAGCATCTCCGCTGTAAATTGCATCAATTAAATCGCGAGTACTCATTTCTTATCTCCTGTTTTGTCTTCGCCAGTATCTAGGAATCCAGCTTTATCAAGTTCTTGGTTGGTAGCAACTTGTTGGATACCAGCCATTTGACCTTGCATTTGAGCATTACTTAATTGGTAATCTCCATCTTTCTTGATTTGTGTATCCATATCTTCGATTTGGTCTTCAGATAAACGCAGAACATTTTTCTTAACCCAATCGGTTGAATAAAACTTACCAATATATGGCTCAATTTGTTGTAATGCCTGAATTCTATTAGCAAGAATCTCAGCATCTTTCAACTCAGCAAAGTCGTTGTCTTTCATAAAGTCGTAGCGCAGATCTTTCTTGATATCTGACCACTCGTCTTCACGAATAATACCTTTAGCAATCAATTGAACTTTTAAAGCGTCATTAAAGAGAGCAGTAAAACGCTTACGCAATCTAGAGATAAACTTTGTAAATTTCAATTCATCGCGACTAATTTCAGAAGCACGACCTAACTGGAAACCATCGCCAGATTTGAGTCTGCTTGTTGGCACATTAAGCGCCTGATATAATTTCTCTTGGAAGTATTGGATGTCTTGGATTTCACCAAGGTTTTGACCACCTGGAAGTGTAGTAATTTCTGTTCCCTTACCACCTTCGCGACGAGGCATCCAAAAGTCTTCAAGCATCGAAAGAAACTTACGATCGTCACGGACTTCGCCAGTGTTAGCATCGTATGTAACTTTATTACGATAACGATTCATTAAATCATTAACATATTGTTCTGCTTTAATCTTTGGCAGATTACCCACATCAACATAAAATATTCTACGCTCTGGAGCACGAGAGATACGGTAAATAACTACAGCATCTTCGATCATCTTAAGTTGATTGACTGGCTTAATTGCTTTATGCAAATAAGATAACATCATTCCAGTGTTAGCATCAACCATACCAGAACCGCAATATAACACAGAGTCAACAGTTAAACGGATACCCTGTGTTGTTTGTTCTGTAATTCCTTTGTCATTATAGATGTAGTATTCTTCAATACCAACTACAACTTCAACACCTTTACCATCTTTATCTTTTCTAATATTCTTAATGCGACGAATTTTTCTTGGATCGATAGGTCTTAATTCTTGAATACCTTGTTTCGGATCTTTCTCGTCAATAAGAATGTGGAAGTAAATTCTTCCATCAATATACCACTGTCTGAAAAGGTCATGTCCTTTATCAGGAAATCTTAATAACATCATAACATTTTCAAATTCTTCTCGTATCTTTTTCTTGATACTATCAGAAACTTTAATGTCATCAGCAATAATTTTTACAGCTTCTACATCTTCTTCAACAACAATCGCTTCATTAACAATATCATCGATCGCAGTATCGCAATCGGCATATTGAGCGACTTCACGATAACGACGGATAAGGTCGTTTTCGTTTTTAACAATACCTTCCATGTCAACAACAAGAGAATAATATGCTCCTGCGTTGACAGATGTGGTTACAGTAGAACCATCATCTGGAGTAGGGATTACCACTGAAGGTAATTCCCTCTCCTTTTTGCGTTTAATCTCAAAACCGAATAACTCAGCCATTATATAACCTCAAGTAAAAAATCTAACCCAGATGGATTAGATTGGGAATGTTCCAATTGGTGTATTAACTGCAGCAGTAACGCTAACAGCAGATCCACCAGTTGTAGTATTGGAAGTCCAGTAATTGTATTGGAATGTCACATCGAAAGTTTCGATTTGATTGGTTGTTTCATAATCCAAACCAATAGCACCAATGCTAATTGGATATGCATCAGTGAAATTGTAAGTCTTAACAAAAGCACCTGAACGATCTAACTGATTTACAGACATATCAACTTGGTAATCTCTTGGATTAGTACGACCTAAAGTAGTCGAATTATTTTGAATACCATCTGACCAAATTTCAAAAGCATTTCTGATATTGAAAGAAGTGTCGTTGTAAATAGTAACAGTCCACTGTTCGAAGGTACGCTCGCCAGCAAAATTAACAGCACGACCACGGTACTGCATCGCGATGTTTTCTAAAGTTGAAGCTGGTAAAGTTGTTGCTTTACACAAGAATTGACCTTGTAGACCAGCAAGAGCACCAAGAGTTACGAATCCAGGGAATTGTAAATTAACCATAAACTGGTTTGGGCGTGCGCCACCACCAGTTAATTGGGCTTTAAAATCAGCAATATTTGCCATTTGATTATCTCCTTAGTTTATCTATTTATCTTTAATTAACCACCAATTTCAGTGAAGTTAGCAGAAGTGCTAGCAGCAATGAAGTTAAGTTGAATAAAGTTAATAGAACGAGCTGGCTTAATGTAGATATCGGCAACGAACTGATTCGAGTCAACTACTTGAGCTGTATTGTTGCTTGAGTTACATACAACAACGAAGTCAGTAATACCACGACGACCCTGAACATCACGCAAGAATGGTTGAACCATGTTAGTGAATTGAGCTTGGGTAAAGCTGTCGTTGAATTCAAACAGTTGATACTTAGCAGCGATAGCAATTGCTTTCTCAAGAACGATAAACAAGCGACGAACATTGATACGATCAAATGCGCTTGGTTTAGTCTGCATAGTTTTGTCTCCGTAGAGAACAACACCATTTCCTGGGAAGGAAACAACTGGGTTTACGTTTGCTTGATATAATGTATCGCGATTAGTTGAATCTGGGTTGTAAGCAAGGCGAACAACATTCTTAATTTGTCCACGATTTAAACCACCTGGAGACCACCATGCGTCATTAGTTTGATCAGTACGAGCACACAAACCAGCGATATCGCCATTCAATGGGATATAACGATATTTGTCGTTGTAGCGGTCGTATTGATATTTGTAACCAGAGTCCATTACAGCGTAAGAGCCAGAGTAATTAACTGCGTTACGATAAGCAATAATTGCTGTAGTTTGAGTAGAAGTATTTCCGACAATTGGACCACCAGCTGAAACATCTTGTGGGGAAATAAACGCTACGCAATCTTTACGAGTATCAGCAATACCGCAGATATAATTAGCAGTAGTTGAATCAGCAGCACCTGCCATCAATAAACTAATATCATACAACTCAGCATTAGTAAACAATGCATAAGCAGATTGCTGGTATGAGTCAGTTAAATTGTAGTCAGAAACACCACCAGAAAGTGTATAACCAGTAGCAGCAGCAGATTGAGCAGCAGCAAAAGTTACACCAGAAGCATATGCACCCCAGTTACCTGATGGATAATCCATCCACCAAATATAATTTGATGAAGAGTTGATTACATTTTTGTAGTGATTATTTACACCACTGCTATTCATAGCATCAGCAGCTTTAGAAACATAACCAAATTTTTCTAAAATAGTTCCTGGAGTTCCAGTCCAAACACCAGTGCTATCAACGATAACAACATGTAACTCATCAAGAGATCCACCAACAGAAGCAGCATAAGCAGAAGTACCTGGAGCAGAATTAAACTGTCCTTTGTATGCCCATGTTGAATAAGTTGTAGAGTCAGCGTAAGAGATTAATAATCCGTTACCTAATGCTCCTGGATACTTAGCAGCGAATTCGCCAACAACACCAGCGCCAGTGCTGTAGTTGTTTAAGTAATCTTGACCATTGTTAATTTTAACACCAGCAGTAGTAATAGTAGAAGTTGCTACAGCTGTAGTTCCACTTGGTGGAGCAGCGATAGTAATTGTTGGTGGGTTAGCGTAACCAGTACCAGCAGTTGTAATATTGATTGCAGTTACAGAAGATGTAGTTAATGTTACTGCACCAATAGTAAATCCTGTTCCAGTTCCTGTTACAGTTACTGTAGGAACTTTCTTATATCCAGTACCAGCAGTAGTAATTGTAAATCCAGTAATAACACCACCAGAAATAACAGCAGTAGCTGCAGCTCCAGTACCACTATCTCCAGAAACAGGAGTAATAGTTACTGTTGGAGTACCAGTCCAACCAGTACCACCAGTACCAACAGAAATAGCACTAATACCACCACCAGAAATAGTAGCAATTGCAGTTGCCTGAATACCACCAGATTCGTCTGGAGCTGAAATTGTTACAGCAGGTCCAATACCATTGGCATAAGAAGCTACTAATGAATTATATCCGCTACCAGCAGTTCCAACAGAAATAGATGAAACACTACCAGATTGAATATGAACAGCATTTTTAGCACTAGCAGAATCGGCACGAACTAACAAGAGATTGTTCGAATATGTTAAAAAATTAGCTGCTGTAAAGAAAGATTGGAAGTTGGAATCGTTAGGAAATCCGAATTGTTTTACCAATTGATTCTCAGAAGAGACTGTAATTGGACTTAAAACTGGACCCCATGGGAATGACCCAGCGAACGCACCAGTAGAAGTACTTACTGCTGGGATGATCGATGAGAAATCTTTTTCTACGACTGCAACACCTGGACTAAGTTGAAAAGGCATTGTAATTCTCCTTGTTACATGTACATGTTATTTGTTTGTGCCATTGAAGTTAAGCATTCACCAAATTATTTAGTTTTTTCCGCTTTTTAGAAGTTCAAAAGAGGTCTTTCCTCAGAACCTTGGCCGTCTGCTATAAACCCAAATGGGGTTAATTCATTTTCAATCGCTTTGATTCGAGTTTTATAAATCAATTCTCTGAGATTGATATCATTTAAATCTTTAAAATATGGCTGGGTAGTTAGCCAACCAAATAGAACCAGTGTCATAACTAGGTCGTCATTGTATCCATCGTCTGCAGCGTATGAACCTTTTGATTCTATAAAAGTTGTAATTTCTGAAATTGTATCGGCATCAGGAATAAGTAATTTCTGTTCCTCAACCATACTCTTAAAGTTCATACAACCAATTCTTTTAACCTTTCTATCGGTTGTTACACCCAACTGAGTGCGACCACCACCGAAACCACCCGAGATCGTTTGACCTTGAGCATTTCTATTCACAAATAGTAGGTTTTCATACTCTAGTTCATTATGTAGAATATTAGCAACTTGCTCACTTATATTTATCTCTATTAAAATATAGGCATTATTGTATTCTTTGGCTACTTTGTATATAAAGTTTGGATATAATAGTGGAGATACATCGTTTTTTCTAAACTTAGCTACCTGTTTATATGGAGCAGTTGTAATATCAATAACTGAAAAAGCTGAATAGTCACCATCAATGCCAGCGCCCACATCAGCAATTAAAACATAAGAATGTGGTGGTTTGAATTTTGGTTTACCGAAGTCGTCGTATTCTTCAGTTTCTATTTCATAAACTGGTTCTTCATAAACATCTAAACCATCTTTAGAATAGATTGGATATGTTGGTGACATATTACCAATTACATCAGAATTGATAAGTGTAAGAGCAGAACCAAGGAATTTACAAAGAACCTCTTGATTGAATTTAAGATCGCCAAGAATACCACGCTGTTCATCAGCCCATTTTTTATCACGACCTGGAATTTCCCAGTATGGAATAAACAGATTTACGAAACCATTACGCTTGTTATCAGCATCGTTCCAGAATTTCCAGAAGTGATTATAACCAAGCGGAGTTGAACTCAAAAGAATTTTTGTAGTTTCACCTGCAGAGATAGTAGGATAAACAGAAGCGAAAAACTGCTCAGCAACAGTATTAGGTATAATTGCCGCTTCGTCGACATATAACAAATTAACAGACTTACCACGGATACCTGAAGCAGATGTTGCAGCAGTAAAAACTTTAGATCCATTCTCAAGTTCAATATCTCCCTTGTTCCACGATTTAACACCCTGCTGTAACCAGATTGGTAATCCCTCAAACATAACCTGATAGCGAGCAAGAACTTCACGAGCAGCTGTAGCTTTGTTGGCTAGAATAGCCACATTCTTTGCGTCTTGAAAAATTGTATACCAAAGAATATAAGCAGCAGAGGTGGTAGTTTTACCTTGCTGACGACCTTCCATAAGAATAACTTTACGATTCTCATGAATGATTTTTAATTTGCGTTTTTGACACTCGTAGAGTTTAAATGGTTGCAGCCCTCTATCAAGTGTAACGATCTGACAGTATGTTTCAATAAAATAAATGTAATCAGTTTTACACTTAATATATTCTTGAATCTGTTCAGGTGTATAATTTACTTCTACACCAATCGCCTTTAAATTTGGATTTGCGTTATAAATTTGCGCCATTAAAATGTATCATTCCAAGATTCTTCAATTGTTTTGGTATTAAAATTACCAGTTGCTGTATACTTTGTTGTTGGTGTACTTGGTACATTAACAATAACATTAGTAATTGGACCATTGGTGGTTACTGGACCATAGAAATTAGATTTTATTGTAAAGTTAATTGTATAAGTTACAAATCTACGCTCAGTAAAATCGCCATCGTAATTATCTTCAATATTAATACTATTTAAAATAATTGGAACATCCATTGTTACACCGAGTTCAGGAACAGCATTAATTGTTAGTGTAAATTCTGGCGTAAAGAAAGGAAGAATTTGTTCAACAATTTGAAAAGCATCTTCTTGAGTTTTAGTTAAAATATACAGCGCTATGTCAATATTATAAGGAACAGGACTATACGCTTGATTTATTGCTGTTGGAGAAACTCCAGTATTTGATGCTTGAACCTGATTCATACGATTAGTTTTTCTAATAGAATCGTATGACATACTAGTAATTTCAAAAGACATTCTTGGTAATGTTGTATAAACATTTCGGTCAAGAGTTGGATCTTGTTCAATACGAACTAACCATTTCTCCTTTGGAGCATATGCTAGTGGAACAGTAATCTCTTGTCCAAGAGTCCCATCATTATTTTCTCTTTGCACACGAATGTTGCTAAACAAGCTACCGAATGAAACGATAACTTTACGAGTAAGTCCGTGATAGAATGGTGGAATGTTTAACATTACTGAATATTACCCAAAGGATTATTTGAATTAACAATAAGAGAAGTTGCTTCAGCTTTAAAGTCAATATTCTCACCGAATGCTTGTGGTAAATCTGGATTTGGTTCAATAGAGCAAGTTGCTGTAGCAGCTGAACCAACATATGTTAATGTAGCACTACCATCAGCAAACGAATTGCCTGTAGTATTTGTTGGAGCAGTAGTTCCTGTAGTTCCACCTACTGTTACTGTATATAAATTTGCGCCAAAATATATCTGAGAATTGGTTGTTACTGGCGTAGAAGCTGCCCAACTTGTTCCAATTGTAATTGTTGGAGCAGAATCATATCCTGTGCCAACATCCAAAATATTTAGAGAAACTGATCCACCAGTAACAACAGCTTGTAGTTTTGCTGGCTGGAACGCTTGGGTTCCTCCACCACCTGTTAATGTAACTTTTGGAACCAAAGAAGGATTATATCCAGAACCAGCATTCGTCATAGTTACTTGAGTTACAGATCCAGTTGCGTTTACAGTATAATTTGTGTCGTAAGATTTTAATGATTCGAAAACATCGATATCTTTTAAACCAGTATCCAAATGCTCAGAAGCATATTGGAAGAGTTCAACCTGCAAACGATATACATAAAGTTTACCAAGTTGATAAAATGGATCTTGGTGTTTAACAAATTTAATTTCGAAAAGACCTTTGGTCAATGGAAAATAAAGTAAATCGCCTTCGTTCGGACGATTAGGAATAATTGTTTGACCAAATCTTCCAACAAGTTGCTCCCAACGGCGACGAGATACTGTCAGCGTTGCTGACTGTTCCATCATTAAACCAAATTTGTTAATAAAAGCACCCTGACCCTCAAACCCAGCATTAGTTTCAAGATACATTTCAATTTGATATGCTTCTTTAAACTGCGATAGACGATCTTCGCCCAAGATCTGATCATGAGCTACAAGTGTTCTTGGGATATAATAAAAATCTTGTCCGTAAATTTGGATAGATTCTAAAATTATATCCTCGATAAGGTACTGCTCGTTTTGCGTACCCATTGAAAAATAAACATTTTGTGCCACAGATTATCCTAAGAACCAGTCGAGTGGTGCTGCTTTGTTTTGAATTTCGTCTTCTAATGCTCTTATCTCTTCAATTGCTTCGCGATATAGTGCTTTACCATCAAGAGATACTCCACCTGGAAGTTGTAGTCCACTAAACTTAGAAAGATTAGTTCCCCATTGACGCTTAATTAAAGCAGTAGTATAACGCTTCAGCCATGGTTCATTCCAAACTAATTTGAATTGATCAGGGTCTAATGCGCGATATGCTTCAACAACAATATACATACCAACATCAATTTTGTTAGCATTGTTCCAATCAACATCAATATTTAATTTATTTTGTAAACGATTGAAACGCCAGATTGGTTTACCATTAAGTAACAAATCTAATGTCGCTAAGTGCTGCATAACAGTTGAATAGTAAATCAAAGATGTGCTAGACAAGTCATACAAGTCATTCAAACGCAATTGATATTGTAGATCGAAAATACTTCTTGAAGAAGATGTTCCTTGATATAGTGGTAACACACGAGTAACACCATAAACAGCATCAGCGATAGGAATATATTTATTTTCGATATCGCCAAATGTTAAGTAAGTATTTGGATCTGAAGAAACAGTTGCACTAATAACATTACCATTTCTATCTTTAGAAGTGATTACTTCTCCTGGGATAAATGCCTTTGGCGCACCTGATGGAGTAAATGGATCGTTGTTGATATTAAATGTTTGAATAAAACGAGCAACTTGTAAATTATTTGGTTTAACACCAAAATTCGCAGTAGCAGTAGCGCCAGTTCCAGTTGTGTCAGTGATAATTACTTCAGGATTAGCAAGATAACCATCTCCTGCGTTTGTGATAATAATTGAAGTAATTACACCTGAAGAAACAGTAGCAATCGCAGTTGCCCCTTGCCCACCACCTCCAGTAATCGTTACTGTTGGATTTGATGAATAACCTGTTCCACCAGCAGTAACTGTAACTGCAGTAGTAACATCAAGCTGAGGATAAATTACTGCCGAAATACCAGAAGTAGATCCAACAACAATATTTCCTGGAACAAAAGAAGCAGCATTACCTGTAGTAATTACTAACTGAGATGCTGTAACTTTATGTGAAAGGTAGAATTTTTCAATACCATCATAGTGATATAATCTAAAAATATCTAACGCTTCATCAATACGATCTTCCAGCTGGTCATCATCCACATTGACCTCTAGAACTGGGGCGCCAAGATTGCGCAGACAGTATTGTTTAAAATCTTCTCTAGTTGCTGGGATAGCCATATTATTTTCCTAGTCTTGCTACTAATTCTTTTAATTCTTGAATTTGATTTTGTTGTTCTTTAATTGCTTCAACTAATAATGGGATAACACGATCATAGTGGATAGTTAAATACTGTTCATCAATTGGAGCAGGGGCAACAACTTCTGGAAGAACTGCTTGAACTTGTTGAGCAGATAAACCAACTTCTTGTTTGGTTCCATCATATCCCAATGCCTGTGCGGTTTCATTTGCAGTATAGTGGAAACCATCCAACGAAAGAACTTTGGCAAGAGCATTTTGAATGTTGCCAATACGAGTCTTAAGTCTTTCGTCAGAGTAGTAAGAAGTAATAGTTGCTGTAGCACGAATTTCGCCTGTCGTACCAGAAGCAGTAGTTCCAATACCAAGCGAAGCAAACTGTACAGTTGATGCTGATGTTTGTAAATTTTGTGGGTCAGCAAGAGTAATAGTGCTTCCGCTTACTGTTGCTGTAAATCCATTAGATCCAGCAAAAGATAAAGTTCCTCCAGTGGAAACCGATCCAGTTCCAGATGTTCCAGCTAAAGAAATAGTAGCAGAAGCCCATTGAACTCCAGTTCCTGTTGATTGTAACAAATATCCAGAAGTACCAGCAGAACCACCAGCAGTTAATGTTCCTGTTATTGTTAAATTAGAAACAGACGGACTGCTAGCAAATACCAAGTTTCCTGTACCAGTAGCGCCAGTAGAAGTAACACCTTCTAATTTAATGTGACCAGAAACAGTTGTAGTACCACCAGAAGCGCCAAGGTTTAAAGTAGTCGCTGCGCCACCGATATTAAGTGTTGTAACAGTTGTGTTAAACACAGAAGCAGTAGTGCTAGTAGTAGCAATAACTGGAGATGCTCCATTAATGTTTAGAGCAGTAGCATTAGTTAATGTTACTGTTGGGTTAGCAATAGAAGCAGTTCCTGAGGAAGCGCCAAGAATTAATGTTCCTGCAGCTCCGAAGGCATTAACAGTTGTAGCAACAGTGTTAAACACATTCTGAACTGTGTTAGAACCAACAATAGTTCCTGGATTTAATGTTAATGTTGCTGATGTTGCATTACCTAAAGTGATAGAAGTTGCAGCTCCGAAAGCATTAACAGTTGTAGCAACAGTATTAAATAATGTTTGAGTACTATTTGCGCCAACAATAGTTCCTGGATTTATTGTTAATGTTGCACTTGAAGAAGAACCAAGAGAAATAGTAGTAGCTGCGCCACCAATGTTTAAAGTAGTTGCTCCAGTGTTTACTAAATTGAATGTTGTAGTTGATGTTAATAATGAACCAACTTGTAGGTTAGCATCAACAGCGTTAGTAAAATCAACAGTTGCTCCTGGCTCATTAGTTGCTCCAGAAAATAATCTGTAGTTACCAGTAGAAGCTACACGAACTAAACCAGCATGTTTGTGCGTACCATCATTAAACACTTGAACCATACCAGTATCTAACAAGTTACCAGTATTATTATTTGCTAGGTATAGATATTGATCATTAACAGTAAGAGATGTTGATGATGTTTGGTTTACTGTTCCAGCCACATTTAAGTTACCACCAATCCAAACATCTTTAGCAATACCAAGACCACCAGAAATAACAAAAGCTCCAGTTCCAGTGCTTGTTGCATTATCAGTGCTGTTAATTGTAGTTTTACCAGTAGAAGCACCTAAACTAATTACTGTCGCTGCTCCACCAATATTGAGAGTTGTAGCTACAGTATTAAATAAATTTTGTACTGCTTGAGTTCCAACAATAGTTGGATTGCCATGAGTAAATGTTCCGCTATTTGCTCCAACGGTAATATTAGTTGCAGTTCCAAACAAATTACCAGTTGTAACTGTTGTGTTAAACACATTAGCAGTCGTACCAGTTGAAGATGTAATAGTTGGCGTTTTAAATTGTAAAGCGCCTGTAGAATTTACGAATCTCCACTGTTCATTAGCAGCAAGGAAGCCACCAGTACCCAAAACAATATCATTAGTAGTACCAGTTGAATCTGTTGCTAATACTAAGTTGCCTGTTAAACCAGTTCCTGATACAGCAGATGCGAATACATAACCATCATTTTTACCAGTAATTGTAAAATTAGAATCGTTAAACCCAGAGCCAGTAAAACCCATATCAACCCAACCATGGTCGGCAGTTGCATATCCAGGATAGTTATCTCCATATGCGATATAATCTGAAGAACCAGTGCTAGTTGCATTTACTAATGATGTTTGAACAT